CGATAGCATAATTAGCAGAATAGAATGGTCTTGTAAAGGTAACTGTATAAGTTCCAGTTCCACTTGTTAAATCGTTTCCACTTTGAATAGTATCTTGAACGTCAATCGTTACACTTAATGCACTTACAACTGGAGTAGAAGCCAAGTCATTAGAAGTCATAAATAGTTTAAATTTAAAATATCTAGCAGTGTAATCACCAACTACAAAATTTCTAAATGAAGTATAAGTTACATTGTCAGCAGATGTAGCAATTTCTAAATGAGCATTACAGTTAGCAGGAGAATCTCCATCAAAATTAGAAGCACCATCATCAAAGTTTCCAGTTTCAGAATCAAAAAGATTATCTATATTATCAACAGTTTGTGTAAGAGAAGCAGTTACACGAACAGTGTAACTTCCGCCAATGTCAATAGGAGAAGCAAACAAATAAGAACCTTCAGGATATAAGTCATAAGTAGTTACACCAGCATCAAATAAAGCAGTACCAGAATCAAATAGTCCAACAGCAGAATCAAATGTTTCTGTAGAGTCTAATCTTAAAGCACCACCATCAACATAGACATTAGTTTTAGTTCCTGAGAATGTAGGCGATTCAGTTTGAGTTACAACAGCATTAAAGTTTCCAATCTGAAGTATGTTAGTAGAAATAATAGCTTCATTAGATGAGAAGTTTCCATTTTTATCTACAGCTTTAATTAGGTAGCTTCCTATTCTAGCTGGAACTGTTACAGATGTGGCAGGTCTTGCAACTTTTTCAACAAGTGAAACTGAGTTCTGCCATTCAGCACCAGTTGTTAATGTACTAAATCTAATTTGATAATAAGCTAAATCTAAATCTGGTATTTGTGTCCAAGACAAGTGAGCATCACGACCAATAATGTTACAAGAAAAATCTTCTACGTTAGCAGGTGGTAATAATCCACCAACAATAGTTCTTGATGCAGAAGTATATGTAGAAGAAACTCCTAAAGTGTTAAATGCTTTTACTCTTACATTATAAATATCTCCATCAACTACGTTTAATATTCTTTGAGTTAATCCTTTTCCTTGTGCATGAATTAAATAATCAGTTTCAGTAGATCGTTTATATTCAACTTGATAGTAGTCCACAAAAGAATCAGGAGAAGCACCAATGGTTACATCTAAAGCAGTAATAACAACTCCGTCTGAGTATTCTATTAATTGGTCATCTAAAGTAACCGAACTTGGTGCAGAAACTGAGAATGGATTTGGTAATACAGTATCAGCTATTGTAGGTACTTGTGATTTTGATTCCCAAGTATAAAAGTTATCTTGATGTTCTTCTAATCCAAGATTAACTGTGCTGTCAGCATTAATAGATAATGACATAACTCTAAATGGTTTTTCACTAAAACCTGCTGTATCATAAGTTGCTGTTACTATGTCTCCAATAGCTAAGTTTAATCCTTCTGAAGTAATAGTTACTTCTGCCTTTAAACAATTTCTTGATCTCTTTAATATGTTCTCGCAAATTTCTTCAGCTTGATAAGGTGATGTAACGTGAATCATATCAAAACTTCTTTCAAGTAAAGTATCATTATCAGCAGATAACATTGTAGCAAAACGATCTTCTACTGCTAATGCAGAATCATCATAAGGTGGATATGAAACTGTATCTGATTGATAATCTTTAGAAGGGTTTGTAAATGTTCCTACAACTCTATTATATTTCTCAGATTTGTTTTCTCCTTGTAATTTAACTTCGCTTACAACATTATCTTTAGTTAGTAATAACTGTGATGAACCAGTACCTTCAATAATAACTTTATATTTACCCTGAGTGTAATTAAAGATTGCTCTCATAGGTACAAGTAATTCTCTTACGTTATCAATTACTTTTTTCTCACTATCTAATACTGCGTGTGTTTCAAATAGATTAATTGAAGCACCACTTGTGTAAGGAGTTACTTGAGTTTCGCAGGTATTTGCAGAAGTTTTAAATGAATCGTAATTAGTTTCAAATGCTGAGTTTGGTAAACCTTTTCCGTATCTAGCATTTCTTAAATAGTCTAAAAGAATTAAAGATGAGTTTTTAGAATAAGCCCAAGTAGAAGAAGTATCTTCTCTTTGTGAACCTGAACCACCTTTTGTAGAATCTGCTCTTGGGTCATAAATTTTTTTGCCTTTTAATGTAACTCTAATTTCAGGTATTCCACTAAAAGCATCTTGATTCCATTTTAAACGTATAGCTAAATAAGCAAGACCAGATAATTTATGATTAGAAGTCCAATTAGCTTGTTCTTGTAATAATGAAGATGCAGATTGATTATCTAAACCATAGAATCCTTGAACAGATATTAAGCTTGTTCCATCTTTATAAAAGTTAGCATCTGAACTATTTACTGTTCTTAATGTTCCATCAGTTAATGCACCACTCCAAGTTACTAGTTTGTCATCAACATAAATCTCATCTATGCTTTCAATTCCTGCACCACCACCTTCGCAAAGAACTCCAGCGATATAAAGATATTGATTATCAACACCAGAACTTTCAACATAAACTCTAGTTAGTCCAACTTGTCTTTGACCATAGACAACAGGTATTGGATTATTGTTTGCGTCTTTGTTTACTAAGATACCTTTAACTTCATCATTAGATGATTGTCTTGGTGATTTAGGTTTTGGTGCAATTAAATAACTTATTGCTGTTGTTATTATGGTTGTTATAATCGCTGTTACTACTGCTTCTGGCATTATGCGTGAAATCCTCTTTTATATTTTTCTGATGTTCTATAAATATGATTATCTTCTGACATTCTAATCCATTTAACACATTCATTAACCTCAAGTATTGGTTTGAAATATTCTTTAACCCAACTCATTATTTCTCTTGTATGACTTTTTGCAACAAAAGACATAACCCAAATATTCTTTCCACAATTCCATTCATTATCTTTTAATCTCCCACTAACTTTATATCTTTGTTGAACTATATCATTCATATAAGCCCAACTTGTAAATCCAACATCTTCTTTTCCAACTCTATGTATTTGGTATTGATCTAAGTTAAGTGGTGGTAAAACCATTCCTGCTATTTGTGCGTAAGTATATTTATCATATCTTGGCATCTGTCTAAATATATGAACTGCTCTATATAAGTCGTTCATTAAGCAACTCCCCATTTAATCTTCTGTGATGTTTGACTTGCAAACTCCATTCCTTTATCTGTTGGGAATAATAATTTTTGAGAGTTTTCAGAAGTTCTTCTTCCTTGTACTTTTTCAAAATCTGCCCAATGTGAAGCTATAATAACATTGATTGATGATGTAGTTGCATTTTCTTCAAGTGAGAAGTTAGCTATTCTACCTTCAAATAATAAAAATGGGTCAGCTATTAAAGTTCCACTATCATCTAAGAAACCTCTATAAAGATTTGCAGGTTTATTCATGTAATCATTGTTTAATAAAAGACTTATGATTGTTGTATCTGCACCTGAAAATTTTAATGTAAGATTGTTTACAGATACGTCAGCAGTCTCTTGAACTTCAGAACTTCCTAAGAATAATGATGAAGATATATATGTATTTCCATTGAAGGTTAAATTAGCAAAATGATCTGTGTAATATGTTCCTGAACCTATACCTAAATAAATAAGTTCAACTGGATTTAATTTGTTTGTAGTTAATTCTGCTATGACACCAGCAGTTAATGATCTAGTCATTATAATACCTCTATAAGATCAACTTCGTATTGGAAATAGTTTTCTGTGCTGATATTAAACTCTTGAATATCTCCAGTTAATCCAACTGTAAAATCTACGTTAGAATAAATAAGTATTGCATTGTCAGCAACAGCAGTTCTTAATGGTGGTTCAAATGTTAATGTTCCTTGACCAGAACCATTAGAACTTACATCTGCAACGCACATATAAACTTTGTTTTGACCAGTAAATCTAAAATAATCACCAGCTTTAAATATACCTGATGTGCTATTTGCCATACCATCTATTGCAACTGAAGTAACTCCTGCACTAATAGCACCATTAACTCTAATAACTCCTGAAGCAACTCCTAATGATGTAGATATAGTTGGTGGAGAATATTGGAATGATTCCATTTGTGATCTTTGTTTTAATATAAAAGCATTAATGGGTGCAAACTCAGTTCTTGTCATAACAGGGAATCTAAGTCTTAATTTAAATTTCTGTGCATCTATTTGTCTTGCTTGTCGTCTGCCAGATGCAGTAGTTGTAACAATAGTATTTTGATTAGATGAAATAGCTACTGAACTTGGTGCTGGACTTGATGGGAATGTTCCACTCATACTACGTTTGATTTACCTTTCGCATTAGCACCTTGATTAACTAAGTTAATTATAGTTGCTCTATTATCAATTAATAATTCTCTAATACCTCTAACATCATTTGCTTGAATATTAAATGTTATATTAGTTCCTAAATTTGCCATATCATGATTTGGAACAATAGTTCCGCTAGAAGAAGGTACAAATAATTCTCTACCACGTTCTCCTACAGTTATTGGCATACCACCTCTAACAGCACCACCCTCTGCTTCCATAACTGGATTATAAAGATTTGGTGCGTCTAAAGGAACACTTCCACCACCAGCAAAAGCATTAAAACCAATTTTTGCTAAAGTTCCTAAAAAACCACCACCACCTGAACCAGAAGATATTGTTGCTTGTGCTATTTTTTCTTGTGTAATAAGTTTTTCAAAAG